TAACTCCCGAAAATCTGAAAACCTTGTTCGTTTATCTCATACTCTACTGTAATGCCCGACTCAGTTTTTATCTTATTCCTTCCCGACATATTATTTGCTCTCCAAGGCCTTAGTTCCCGACTTGTTCTCAATAATCCCGACCGACTTCTCTCCAAGTAATTCCTGGAGTCTCCTCTCTACATCTGCCCGACTCATTTGATCTATCTTCCCATGCAATACTTCCCGACGATCAACGATTAATCCCCCGACCTTCAATAACAATCCCTGGGCTTGAATCGCAGCGTTAAATGCACCCTTACCCCAAGCATCATCACGCAGTTTATATAGATCCTCAACAGCCCGATCGTGTGTTAATTCAAACTTCTTCTTTGCCTCGACCATCAATCGCTCGTATTCCCGACGGACGTGCGCATACTTACTATTAGAGTTTTTACGCATATATCGCCCGACTACAATAGGATTTTTATACCCTGCCTTCTTAGCAGCCTCGGCATACGTTAATTGTGGATCGTTGACTAAATTCCAAACAAGCAATCTTTGTCGCTTAGTTAAATGCTTTTCATCTTGATTAAGATATTCGATAGGCATTTCATCTGTTTCTTCAAGTGTCGGTTCTACTTTTACACTTTTTCTTATGTATGTGTCTTTCGGCATATACTATTCTTGCTCCAGGAAATGTTTCAGCTATCTTAACAATCATTTCCGACTCTAACAACTCCCGAATATCTGGATGCAGCGAATCTCTTATCTTTTTGTTAGCTAATACTTTCATACATACAATCTAATAAACATATAGTTTTGTCATATTATTTTAGTTTTGTCAGAGTTTTGTCACACTTTACCTGACAAAACTAATTCCGCTTATCTAAAGGGATACAATATATATATAAATAAAAAAAGGGGGTTTTGTCTTATATTTATTTATACACCTATTTATTTTATACTTATTTTTACGATTTGTACCCAAGAATCCAAAAGAAAGCCAAAACCTGACAAAACTGACAAAACCCAAAAACCTTGTATTTAAAGGGATACAAGTCAAATAGTTTTGTCATCGTCGTCGTCCTTTTTGACAAAACTCCTATTTCTATCAGGATATGTGTATTCTTGCTCAATATTTAGATTAAATGAGTCAGTTAAGAGCCTACTGATCGAATCAAAGCCGTTTTCAGGTCTTGCAGAATGATTCAATACCTCGCAAATTCCGTATGCCAGTATCATTTCCGCAACCATTTCGGGTCTTGCTCCGCGCTTTACAAAATCTTCAAAGAGTAGATCCAGGCGTTCTTTGCCCTCAATATGATTCGGTTTAGGCCGTCTTTCTTCAAGTGATATGATTTTCAGGTCAGGCGTTGTTTTCTCTTCCATATCGGGAGTATATCAAAATTCAAACCCGATTTGTCCTTTTCTATCCTCTACCTCGCCACCTTGCTCGACAATGACCATGTTTTTCAATATGTGACAGATTATCTCTATCGTCCAACCATTTCCTAACATGTGATAACGACGACTGTTACTAACGTGCGCGGTATAATTGTCATCCACTGTCTGCAGCCGTTCCGCTTCTATCGGGGTCAGTTTACGCCAACGCATTTCAGAATCTACTAATACATTATCTTTCTCAACAGTAGTCAGCGTGTTGCTCTTACCATCATCTTTAATCTCTAGTTTCTGATAGGTAGTTCCGTCTCCGTTATATCTACCGCGTATCGCACCAGCTTTGACCAATAAATTATTTTCTTGCCAAGAACTTGATGTAAGTGAAGGGGTTTTGCCGTCTTTCGCTCGAATACCACCTTTGTTTGTACCACGCGGTTTCTGATAGATTGCAACCTTCGGTTCTCGGTTTCCACCCGAACAACTGTTCAAAGTAGGCGATTTTCCGTCAGGAGAGTACACTCGTTTCAAAATATCGTGACCATTTATCTCAGCAGCCACTCCTACTTGCTTGGGTTTATGTAATCTACTGAAATCATCTTTGAAATAATTGTATGGCACTCCTTTGTGCCAATTAGCTGTCAGAGTGAAAGATTTTTCAGTATCAGGCGTTTGTTCATATTTATCGGCTCTTCTTGAACCTGCTTGTTTCCACTTATCGTTACCTCTTTCCATGTAATCAATAGATTTTTGTTTATAAAAGTGTTCTTGTCCTATCTCTGTTTCCAAAATATCCCTAAGTACAATACCCCTATCTTCGGGTTCATTTATCCCTGGAATGTTAGTCCAATAGTATCTCCATCTGTTTTGTGCGCTGACTAACGCGCTATTCAAGAGAATCGGTTCAACACCTACATGTTCTGTAATCACATTTAGATACTCTTTTTTCATTTTGACGTTCTCCAAAAGAAACCATTCAGGTTCGATCTCTTTCAGTAAACGGACAAACTCAAAAAACAATACCGATTGCGGATCATCAAAAGCCAATCTCTTACCTGCAAAACTAAATCCAGTACAAGGAGAGCCAGCCAGTATAATATCAGGCTTCTCTGGTAATGATTTCAAGGATATATCTCTGACATCACCCAACTGAACTGTATCTGGATAGTTTGCTTGGGTAACTTTGATTGGGTACGGATCTATTTCCGATGCGTAATATGTTTTGATTGGTATGCCTAAACGCTCGAAAGCAATCTGACCGCAAGACATACCATCAAATAAACTCAAAACTACTTTAGGTTTCATTTATATAAACCTGATTTCTCTTCCAAATCAGACAATGCTTGCATCATTTCGTGTTGCTGTTTTAGTAAATGCTCCTGTTCTTCCAACGATTCACGCTCCATCTGACTGATATTGTGTTGTCTTTCAATGGTTTGCGCCAATGTTTTGACAGTAGTTATTTGAGTTTCTAAATCAAGTTTGGCAAATAAACCAATGATAGACATTATCATTTCGTTATAAATAGTATTACTTGTAAATCTAGCCATATTATCCCTCCAATTCGATAATCGGTTCACTTTGTTGTAATAATTCAATCTTAGATATAAGACTGTCTTTCTGCATATCGTCTAACGGCTCTTTATTTATTATATCTTTTACCACATTCAATAGAGCGTAACGATATATTTTCGGACTCTTTACGATTACTTTACTCATAGATCATGCCATATTTCGTCTAATTCATATTCACTGTACACTTCATCACACTCGTCGCAATAATGTACTTTCGGAATACCTACATCTGGCTCGGCTTGCTGAGTAACAATAGTGCCATCATCACACTTAGGACACATCATCTTTTTTCTCCTGGTATTTTTGTTTTAAGTAGTTTTCATTCTTGTTCAAGTATTCTTCCCAATCAAAGTAGGGTTTTTGACCGTTATCTCTGCGTTCTCTGCAATTTTTATAATACATTCTTCGGACGAAGATTTGAAAGTTATTTAATCTTGGCATACCTTTCTCCATTTTGATTTAAAGGAAGGGCAAGACAGGGGGTAGTTGTTTTTATGGTATGTAGTCCTGTCTCGCCCAAAAAAAAATAAAAATTATTAATCAGTTCCACCCTTCTTAGGACGACCAACATTTACCTTCTTTGGTCGATCAGAGTCATCGTGGTAGTGTGCTTTTGGATTATTACCTGCGATCAATGCTCCGTGATACTGATTATCTTTAGGTCGTCTGAAATTAAAATTCCATTTGATGTCATCAACGAAACTTTTCAATGCAAAAAACTCTCGCATATACATATCACCATCGCACTCCAAAGCACCGTCTAAAGCGTATATTGCTTTACTGCACTTACGTCTAAACTTAGCTAATTCTTCGTTATCAAAATCAATAACGGTTCGGTCTTTCTTGTAAGTAACTATTATTTTTTCGTCGTATGTCTTGTATTGTTCCATCTTCTTTTCTCCATTAATTAAAAGATACTATAAGTATACACATATAATTGGACAAATATCAAATAAAAGTTTACTATAAACAATCAATCAATTATTTAATTGGAGAATTAAATGTCAGAACTAAACAAAACTATTGAAGATATTGCAGTACCAAAAAAGATTACTGTAAAGCCAAAAAAAATCAAAATGCCTGTATCCTTTGATCCTGTTGATCTCGAATCTACAGAATTATTTTGCAGCGACCTCGAATCAATGAACAGAATGGCATACGCTTTAACTGTATTAAGAGAAAGATACCCTACCGTTTTTGAAGATGTATATAAAGAATCAGAAAGGAGACTGATAAATGACGATAGGTAAACCCATCAAGTGCTACGTCTTCAATCGTACTAAAGGCGGTTACATATACTTACCCTACGAAGAAACCGAGTACGATATTATTTACCAGGGCGACAAAGAAGGGTTGAGAGAAATAAGAAAATACTGGCTATCAATCGGTAAACCCATGTATGACAATAAAAAGTCATTTCAAGAAAACATGCAAACCATATATAACAGGTTTGGATTCTGGCCAGAGCCATATTTCAATGAAGATTTAATTCAAACTGCTTTACTGGATTATGCAGAGTATGACGCAGACTATTTTGAATTTGAAAAGAAACTGAATATGTTTCCACCACCAGATAAAAACGATAAGAAGAAAGTACATTTCGATGAAGACGAATTTGACGACGATCTTGATAGTATCCCATTTTAGGAGTTTATATGAGTATTGAATCAGCAATTAATCAAATAAAATACAAGAAAGACGTTAAATATTTAGAAGAAAAATATGGTATTCCTTTAAATACAATAGCTGAAGGTATGGGTATTGCTCAATCTGTCATTCACAATTGGATGAACAAAGAAAACTTAATTCTCAGAAAAGAAAACGCAAATAAGTTAGAACAAGGATTAGAAAAAATTAAAAAGTTAATAAAAGAAAATGAAGAATACAAACCAGATTTCTAGGAGAACCAAATGAAACACCCCTTAGATCAATACGAATGTGAGAAGCGCGGTAATGCGTTTATTTATACTGGTATATCAAATGAGGATTACCATTCAGATATAGGTATCAGTTCATCTTATGTGCGTAAGTTTGGTGAGAGCCAGTTACACGCGCTCGAATTAGAACAAGAAACCACATCTGCAATGAACTTTGGAACGGCAGCACATGCGTTACTTGTAGAAGGAGAGGATGCGTTTACCAGGGACGTTGGAGTAATTGTTGGATCTCCATACACCAAAGTAAACAAGGAACTCAAACAAGACATACTGGATAGAGGTATGTGCTGTATTAAAGAATCAGAATACAATGATATTATGGCGATGCGTGACCACATGATTCCAGAGGGTGACATGTATCTGAATGGTGATGGCAAAGTTGCCGAAGCATCATTTTACTGGTATGAAGATGAAGTTCTTTGTAAATGCCGTCCTGATGTTATTTGCCAACCAAGAGGCCCACATAAACCGCATGAAATTGTAGTTGTGGATTACAAAACCACATACAGTTGCTCTCCTGAGTATTTCAAAGAATCTGTATTGAAGTATGGCTATGCAGAACAAGCGTCTTGGTATAGAAGAGGTATGGAAGCTGCAGGCTATAAAGTAAAAGAATTTGTATTTGTGGCTCAAGAAAAGAAAGCACCATACGCAAGTAAAGTATTTATAATTACAGACAAGCAAATGGATGTTGCTTGGGAAACAATGAACACGCACCTGGAAAACATCAAAAGATGTATGAAGGGTAATACACCAACTATATATAACAGTCCGAATATCGTGACACTGGATTTAGAAAATGAAACTACCTAATGAAATTAAAGACAATATAAACCCTGACCACTACAAAAGCGAAGGCGAGATACAATGTATTGATGCCATCAAAGCCAGTATGACGCAAGATCAATTCAAGGCGCATCTAAAAGCGTGTTGCATCAAATACCTATGGAGATACGAAAAGAAACATGATAATGGTATCGAAGATTTACGAAAAGCCTGGTGGTACTTACAAAGATTGATTGACGAAAATATTTATTAATCTTTATGCAGTTTTACAAAATGTTCTGCATCTAAAAGTACCAATACTTTGCTTCTATTCCTTTTGAGAACAACTAAAGGCTCATATCCTTTACAGTTTTTCGATGCTTGGTCGTAGGCAGACCATATATTAAGTTTTTCTTGATTCTTACATTCGATTGAATATGGGAATTTGTTCCTGGATTGTTTGCCCATAATAATGTCCTCTCCTGCAGACCCCATCGGGCGACTTTCAAGATCATCTTCGTCAAGTCCAAGGAGATCTACCAACATATTTCTAAACTTCTGTTGTAGCAGTCTTCCTTTTGCTTTTGCTGAACTTGGTTTCATTCTATTTCCTCTAATATTTCTTTTCTATACTGTAATAACGCTTTGCCTCGTAACATCATGTTAGATTTTTTTCCTTTTTTTCTTTTTCTGTAAAAACTAGAGTCTCTTTTTTTTGTACTTGGTTCTATTTGTTTTTCTTGGGTTTTGAACATTTCTATTTGTTTTTCTGCTTCTATGTTTTTTTTCCAAACATTTATATCTCTCATTCTTCTAATTCCACCTTCTTGTATATCTATACATTTATAATCCATCATTTTCCAAAAACTATTTGCTTCTATGTCAGAACCACATCTCAGGGATATTGATTTTACATTTTTGATTTTTGCTAAATCTTCTAATGTTTTTACTAACCCAGCACCATACCATTTACCTCTCAAATCATACTCTATACACGCCTGGAATATTTTTAAGATATTATCTCTGGGTGATTCAATACTTCCATGAAATAGATAACCTGCGTGTTGATTATTTACGAGTGCAAGAAGTATTCTTTGATTATTTGTTTCTCTTTCTAAAATTGATAGAGGATAAAAAGAAAGATCCCTCGCGTTTTTCTTTTGTAAGAAATCAACAAATTTCAAATCTTTCTTTTCTGCGTATTTTATTTCTAAATTCATAATTAAAAAAAAGGTGCGTTTCGCTACACAACTGCACCAAGGTTGTTCATTAAGGCCTATAGGAGAAACCTTCGTAGCTTTGAGTTAAAAAATGCTAGGTCGGAAGCGTACCGATGATTAGGAATGGAGAAGTAGCACTTCCTTTCGACTCCTAGCGTAGCCGTGTGGCTAGAGTGAAGGTGGTTTGTTGACTGGCTTATCGTCACTCTTGTCTTCACTCTCAGGGTCTGACTTCTTCATGCTCGGTGGTAGACCTGCAGCTTTTGGTGGAGTCATCGTTTCTAACTTAATGAATGACTGCACTTCGTTGCTTGGGCCATACTCCGAACCTTCTTCAGCTTCCTTGACTATCAGTTTGCACATCACTTCTTTACCTTGTAATGCGACTGCACTTTTAGGTGCTTCTGACATCCCACATGCTCTCAACAATCTTGCAAAATCGTTATTTGCGTAACCTCTGATCTCGCTTTGTTTTTGAGCATCTGCATGTTGATACCAAAGATTGAAATTTTTTCTTACTTTCCAACCTGCGTATTTCTCACCAGTTACTGATAGTTCTACTTTTAGGTAATCGTTACCTGCTGCGGAAGTTGTTTTTTCAGATACATTTATAATACAAGGGTATTCGCCCTCTGGTATAAATGAACTGACATCCGCTTCTTCCATGTTTATATCTAAACCTTCAAAATCACTCATGATGCACCCCCTGATGCAAATCCTAGTTTGTTAATAATATCGGTTAAGTTAGGTGCTTCAAACTCTTCTAACTTACCGCTTCTATCTTTCGCTGTATAGTTTTGTCCCACTCTGGTTTGAAACCAACGGCTGACTGTTTTCTTGCCTTCCTCAGTTTCATCATCAAAAGTTCTCAAACATAACACCTCGTCAAAAAAGTAAGGGATTTGAGTTGGTAACTTCGCACCCACCATCATCGGTTGATAATGGAACATGCCAGTTGCCTCATCTCTTTCTCTTGCTTCTTTAGCGATAAACACAACATGTATTGGCAAATCTCTAAACCTACGCATTGTTTTAATCATTACTTCGATTACTTCTCCGTATGCTCTGCGTGGATCTTTTGATTTTGCTTTCTCTTGAGATAACAAGATTTCTGACATTTCTGTAATACTATCCAAACAAACTGTATCGTATTTCAGTGTGCCATTCTCTAACAGTTGTGCAATTTCTTCTATCTCGGAGGCTTCTTTGACTTCAATAGCCGTCAAATTATCAGCATCTTTGATAGATAACAATCCACTCTCCATACTGACCACCAAAGTTTTACCAGGTGCAGTTTTTAGAGAAGTGGTTTTTCCAGCCCCAGATGCACCGTAGATTAACAATTTAGCTCCCTGTTGTTCCACAAGTTCATTTGGAGTTTTGATACGCGATAATATATTATCATTCATATTTTTCTCCGTTGAAATTTAACTTTACATTATATAATAAATTCAGATACACTGTGTACTAAAATTTATTAAGGACTTATTGTAACATGAACAAAACAAAAAACAACCAATGGAAAATAAATTATTATCATCGTCAGAATAAACTATCAGAAAAAAAACTCCAAGACCTTTACGCAGAAGGTTTAGAACCAGAATACAAGGAGAGAGAAGTGGAGCAATACACACTAAAAAAATATATAGAATTTATCGGAACTGAGGCTGCAGCCGATTTATTTGAATGTAAACCATCAACCATAAAAGCATATCGCTACGGTAAAAGACAGCCTTCAATTGAACAAGCGAAGATCATTATAAAAAAGACTGGCGGTAAATTGGATTTTGAATCTATATACGGCCCTGTCGAAGAAACCAAGAAAGAAAGCTAGTGCATAACATCGAAGTATCTGCGCAGGATACTGCGCTTGATCTTGCGTTGGCTTATCTTGAACATGGGTATTCGCCAGTCCCATTGATGCGCCACAACAAAGTACCGCCTAAAGAATTAGGCAGTTGGCAGAAGTTCAAAGAACAGCAACCAAGTGAAGAACAAGTAACTAAATGGTTCAAAAACCGTGATGATTTAGTGGTCGCTTTAATATGTGGCAAGTTTCTAGTTGTTGATGCTGATACACCAGAAGCGGTCAATTGGGCAGAAGAAAACTTACCCAACACGCCATTAAAAGTAGTTACAGGTAAAGGTATGCACTATTACTATAACAACCCTGAGAACTACACTACTTATGTTGCAAGAAGAACGAATCATACAGAAGCATCAAGATTAATAGATATTAGAGGAGTGGGTGGATTAATAATCGCTCCATATAATATACACGCAACTGGTGCTATTTATGAGCCTAAATTTATTCCTGGATGGGATTGGCACGATACAAGTGACTTACCTAACTTTACAAAAGAACATTGGGTAATGATTACTGGTGCTGAAAAAATAAATGGCAAGCCAATATCCACCCCATTTTCAATGGACGGTGTTGTTGAAGGAAGTCGTAATGACAATGCAGCAAGATTGGCAGGTAACTTGATAGCCAAAAATGTAAGTATTGATATGGTTGAGTTTTTTGTTCAGCAATGGAATCTGCAAAACAAACCACCGTTATCAAGAACAGAAATATCAACGACAGTAAACTCAATATTCAAAACCCACCAAAGAAAAAACAAGCAAGCACCTCTCTTCAGAAAAACAAAATACAACATACAAGAACCAAAAGATTTATACAGTCCTCCAGGAATACTTAAAGATGTTTTTGATTACTCGCAAAAGATTGCACATATACCTCAACCTGCATTATCAATACAAACAGCACTTGCATTTGGATCTGTTGCATTAGGACGTATATATCGAACCAATATGAATAATTATTCTTCCTTGTTCTTCATGTGCATAGCAAAGTCAGGACAAGGTAAAGAGAATGTTAAAACCACAATAGAATCAATTTTGGATAACTCAGGCTTTGCAGATTTGATGGCAGGCGACGGTTACACAAGTTCGGGTGCTGTTTACAGTCTACTTAGACATAAACCAACACACATTACTGTTATGGATGAATTTGGTAAAAGACTAGAG